AGTGGCCGTCGCGTTGCCGGGTGTACCTGTAAGGTCACTGTAACTGCCTGTACGTGCGACGTCTGCCAATGCGTTGAGCCTGCTAAAAAACTTATACCCAAGATTATACACAACCTTGTTTTGGACGGCATTTGTGCTGTTGGCATCCAACATATCATCCACAATAACAGCCGCAGGGATAGTTGGCTTGTTTGTAAGGTCATTATAATCGCCGCTTTTGGCAACGGCTTTAAGCTCACTGCTCTTGACGTAGGCAGCAAGCGACTGATGCTGCGTCAGATAACCTGCGTCGTTGACAAACGCTGACACATCTGTCGGTACGGTCGGTATCGTTGGCTTATCGTTCAAATCAGCATAGCTGCCGCTTGTCGCTACGGCCGCCAGCCCTGTAATCATGCTGGCAGGATGTGTTGACGGATGAGTGTAGACTGTATCCGTAAATTTAGCGTTGGCAGGGACGGATGCCTCGATGGTGTATCCGTTGACCTTGCCGATAAAATTAGGAGCTTGTACTGGGAATGATGTAATAGTGCTTTGCTTATCACCGTCATAGTTAAGTACATTTCTGTAAGGCAATGTACCTTTGCATTGAGCTCCACTGAACCATAGGTTCAAATCAGCCTGCTTGTCCTCGTTAAAAACATAGCGCACGATGTTGTAACCAATGCTCTTAAAAACAGCTGACGGCCAGCTACCCAACGTGTTAAGCGTATCCTGGAATTGAGCATAATCTTTTAGCGTATCAAATCCGACATAGCATTTATAGGATGCTTGATTGCCGCTATCACATATAGCTTTTAAATACATTGAGATATTGGCAAAATAGGTTGTTGTGTGCGTCGCAAACGTCACGCGCGCCATGTAACCTTTGGTTATGTAAATCGTTGTCGGCCATTCCAAGCCATACAGATATGCTAACTTAACCTTATCGCTCGCCGTGTCACTGTCAAACAGCATCTCCCACGTCTCGCCATCAGCAGACTGCTCTATAGTCATCTGTGTAATATCATTAATTGATGACAGTGCATCAGCAGCTAGTTTGCAAACATACGCCTCGTTGGAACTCGGGATAGACAGCATACCACTTGTCAAGGTCAACGATTCAAATTCTTTATTGATAACCTTGTTTTGTACCGGATTGGTACTGCTAGCGCTGAGAGTGGTGTCGATGGGGACACCACTCGCATAAGAAAGATTGCTCCATCTTGTAACGCCATCACCAATTTTGTATTTCTGAGTATCACTTTCAACGCCCATCTCTCCGCTCATCAGAACAGGATTAGCGTTACTCCATTGAGCGGATGTAGCGTATGCGTGACATACTCTTACAATCAGCTCTTTGTCAGCCATTACGCTACACCACCATTGATGATAAGAGTATCGCCCTCAGCTACATACAATTTTTGTACATCTACAGCTTTGATTTTTGCATTTGTTACTGCATTATCAGCAATTTTTGTTTCAGTTACTTTGCCTGCACCGATAGTGGGATTCGGATAAGTACCTGTCAAATCACCACCAGCAGTACCTTTAGGAGTACGTGCATCGCTCAAACGTGCATCGTTGCCCTCTACTACAGTACCAGCAGTTGTACCGAAATTTTTATTGAAAGCACTGTTTTTGGTGAATTTAGGCTCATAAGTTTCAGAAGCACTAGAGGTAGTCAAGAAACCTTTTGCATCAATGACCTGTTTAACCTTCAGTGCTGTCATAACCTTTTTGTCGTCTGTACCAGCTTTTGCTTCTTCAGTTGTAGCAATGTCAAGAGGATTAGAAATGCTTGCCCAAACAGTGCCGCTCCAACGATATTCACTGCTAGTATGTAAATCAATATAGAGTTTACCAGATTCACCTTTAATTTCGGTTTTATGGGCTTCTTCTTTGTAAATTTTACCTTCGTTGTAGTAACCTTCAATTACGTCATCTACATAAGATGGCAACTGACTAGATGGAACCTGGCCATTTGCGTCCAGAGTAGCAACGCCATTAGCTTTACCCTTTTCGCTGGTAGGAATCTTGGTGTTATCGGCAACAGTGATATCAGCAGTACCATCAAACGCTACGCCATTGATTTTGTGTGCGGTCTGCAATTTGTCTGCAGCTTTTACCACGCCAACGGCAGAACCTTTGTAGTCGCTGATTTTCATGTAATTTGCCAATGCTGTGTCAATAGTACCCATGAAGTAATCAAGGTCATTGTACGCTTTTACGCCATCGCCAAATTTCAGTTTACCAGTGTCGCCCTCATAACCCATTTCGCCTTTTGCCAGCACAGGATTAGCTGTTTTGAAAGCTTCTGCGCTACGAGTGTCCACCATGAGTCTTGCAAATAATGTTTTGTTAGCCATTTTGAATACCTCCGTTAATAAATTCTATTTCTGCATAATCTCTGCCGATGCAGTAATAATACAAATCATCGGCGTTATACCTATACACCGCATTTTCATCTCGTGCGATATATACCTTATTTTCATCTCCGACTACAGGGAAATCTGCTTTGTTGGCGAACGATTCAGCACCGCTGTCGCCTTTCTCTCCCGGCTCGCCTTTGATGTTTTGAACATTGACGCATATCGGATAGCCTACTAAGTTTTTCTTACAATTATTCATGAGCAACCTCCATAATCTGCAGGTTTCTCATATAGTCGAATGTGTAAACCCTGCCATCAGCAAACTTAATATGAACATCATATGTATATCGCCCGATTGGCAGTTTCGACATGTCTTCAGCGGATATCACGAATGTCAACTTGCGTTCACCCGGCGTATTGATGTTGCAGTACATCATCACCTGCTCCCCCTGCTTTATACTCAGGGTAGCAACATCGCCTGTCTGAAGTGCATAATTCTCCAAACAGTACTCCATAGCCAATGTGTCGCCATATGAATATTTGATGTCACTGTTCAATCCGACTCTAATCACATCAATCACCCTTTACTGTGTTTCAATCCATACGTCACCTTCACCTTGATTTGTCGGCATTTCTTTCTGCACAAGCATATTGCCTCCCAACCTGTCTCGTACAATCCACTGACAACTGCCGTCATTCACTAATTCACCGTTAGAAACAGCATCGAACGTAGGCTCATTGATGTCTGTTGTGCCCTCTACAGTACATTTAAGACTGTATTTCGACGGTAGATTAGGAGACGTAACCACATCGCCTACAGAATAATGCTTACTACTTTCACGGATGTTGGCAGCCTTGAAAAGATATTGGTCTTTTGTGTCACCCATCTGTTGCAATGCATTAAAAAATTCCATAGGCGGCGGCTCATTCTGCTGAAGATAACCCCAGCCACGCAAGAATGATGCTTCAGGCCATTGTAGTACTTCACCTGTAGTAGCACCGCTTGCAAAGATTTTGTTGAAATCCGGCTGTGTGATGCTCATTCCTTATCATCGCCTTTCCTTATATTAAACTGCCCTCAATCTCAAGCACTCTGGCGAATGTGCCTACGCCAAAACCGCTAAAACTGCCGACGTTTTTACCATTACGGCTAAACCCGAATGTTCCGTTTCCATTGAACCAATAAAAGTACACAATACCAATACCAGCTCCACGTATAACAAGGTCAAGCGTGTTTATGAGATTCATCTCATTGCTTGATACATATCTGCCTATGCCTACACGTATCTTTGCGTTACCGCCATTAACGGCAACCACACGGCTTAACCCGAACATTCTCTTTATGCTTATGAGAGTGCTCTCTCTACTGCCGTCTGTAGTGTTCTTCGCTATCTTCGAGAATATAGCAAGCCTGTACTTGTCATCGTTCAATGTTGCTGAAGACAAGTATGTATCACCATATCTGTAAAATTTCGCCGCACCAAATGTCTTGTCGCCATGCTCTGGGAATCCGAAAAACTCATTGCCTATGACGGCATCTACCTTGCGTGAGATGTCTGCGACCTCGCCGCACATATCAAGCTGTTTTCCAACCGCCACATCTGGCCATATCTGTGTACGTATCTGTTCTTTCAGTTGCTCGTGATACTCAAACTCTTCACCGATGACTTCAAGTATGGCTTTTATAACAGGCTTATCATAAAACTGCGACAACAGCAGATATAACATTCGCTCTGTAGATTTACCCATTTTAAATCTCCATAGCGACTGTTACGCGTTCTGTGCTGAACGTAGCAACCTCGCCACGTTCAATCGAAATGCTCTTGTCAACATAATTACTGCCGTCTTTGGATATACTTATATCAAGATAAGCTATGCCATCCACGTTGCTATATACAGGACCTACGAATCTTTGGGAGATAACATCTGCACCCATCTCCAGCTTCTGTCCAGTGCTTACAACAACATTTTTTACTGTGTTGACCAAATCGCCCGGAAGTGTTTCCTCTTTGTACTCGTGAATGATGACCTTTACCCAAATCGGAACTTCAACAGGTCTGCTAAAGCGCACCTTTTCTGCCGTTCCCTCACTGTCTTTCACTTCAAGCTCAATGTCACCATTTGTATCGATGCCTATCGGAGCTTTATCGAGGATAGTCTGGGCAATCTCCATATCATCACCGCCATGTACAATCGCTAAAAAACTGTGTGGTTTAAGACCATCAACAATATCATCGCTTCTGTTCTCATAGATGGTTACATTGTCGACATCCTGCAACGCCAGCAATCCGGCTTTGATTGACTCTTTCATTGATACGCTTTTGGCATATACTGCCGCCGCATATCTCTGCCTAAGCTCCGTTACTGTTTCGTTGTTTCTGCCAACATAGGCTGAAGATTCATTGCAACATCTTGTCCAGCCATCATAGATAGTATTTATCTCCTTGATACTGCCAATCTCAGGCTCTAAAGGACCAGTGTTTTCGGCAACAAAAATAACAGGGCTGCCCACCTCGACCACTTTCATGTTCTCCGTAGGAACTACCCTGCCACCATATCTTCTATCTTTTTGGCTTAATACCAGATTGCCATTGTTGTCAACACTGCCGCTCCAATCACTTTCCTTTATCTGCTCTAGCAGTTTCAGATACACATTCACTGATGTATCACCGCTCTGAGCCACGTAGCTTGCCCTTGTAGTACCATTAAGTAGGAACGAGTACAAATCCCCTTCCTTGACATCTGAAACGCGTAGAGATACGTTTACGGCGTTATTGAGGCTTATCGTGCTTGCTGATAAAATATTGTATCTTTCGTTATCTGCGCCTTTAACTTGGCAGTTTGACGGCAATACCATATTATTATTGCCATAACAGATAAGATACAGATAAGTTGATTCAGCCTGTTTACGCATAACGCCGCTATAAATAATAGTATTGTCGATACTGCCTTCATCAGCACTTACAGGCGACCGTGCATAGTAATCATACTCTGCCAATTCCCACTGTCTGTCTGATTCCTCAGCTATCAGTCCTACCAGCACGCCGATAACACTGTTCGGTTTTCTGCTTACGGATACTCCCAGCTTTGCATCCAGCCTGTCAAACAAGTTCCTGCGTATCTCAGGTAATCTCATTCTGACAAAGCCGTTAGGTGTAACTCCATACTGTGTATCATCACGTATTGCCATAGCCTAGTTTCTCCTTTCTCGTAACCAAACCATAGGACGTAGACGCTTCATACTCTACTGTCATAGTGCGTTCGGTAGCGTTATAGTATACCTCCAATGATGTTACATCATTCACATCATCAACTTTCATAATCTGCTCTTTAAAAATTGAGCGTGCAAGCTCTATGTTGGGATTTTTAACAAGGATATAGTCAAGGTACGGCACTCCGTGCGTTATATCCAGGAACCACTCCCCAAGCCACGTCAGAAGTTGTATCTTTATCTGCTGTGCCACACGTTCTGCATTATCAATAGCAATCAAATCACCATCAGCAATAATCAAATCATGCGTTTTTGCGTTCAATGCAAAATCCAGCATCAGAACCACTCCCTATGGCAATGTGGACAATACCAAACCTTATGCCATTCGCCTTTGCTGGTATCTCCAAAAGGCCCATCCAATATAGCTCCGCATTTAGGACACTTCTTTACCTCTTTACACGCTGCAACCGCCATCGCAACAATAATAATCAACACTAAAACAAAAACTACTACCATGTTATCACCCCATTTTTAATGAGCAGAACTTGTTTCTCCATGTACGCCTGTATGCGTATGGTTCTGTACGCTTATACTGCCAGCTGTAATATCACTGTCACACGCTATCTTGCCACTCATACGGCTTGTACCACTACAAGAGTAGTTGCCCTGTATGCTGACATTGCCTTTGATATTAACATTGCCGATAATATTCACTGTATTATCAGGTGTCACGCTTACTAGCGTACCATTATTGATAAGCTCTACATTCTCAGCAGATATTGACTGTGTAGGACGCATACCTACAAAACAGAACGCATCTGTCAAATCATATCTACGCGGGTCATGATTATCTTTGTTGCCTTTGCCAATCCATTCATCTGTTGAACGCTCTGCAAAAACCAACAGACAACCATCGCCAGCCTTTACAGGATAAGTTATCTGTGCATTGCCAGCATGAGGCATAAATACAGGAACGCCACTAACAACAGGATAATCTATTGTAGTGCCATCACTTTTATAATATGACATCAACGGCTTTACTGTTGCTATGCACGTACCAGCATCGAATGAAAGTATGGTAGCAGGACACGCAGTATGAATACCGCTTATGCCGTTGCTTATCATATCTTCGATGTTCTGTGCTATGTCATTACCTGTCATTTTTTGCTCTCCTGTTCAACGATTTCATGGATTTCCATTTCCGTATACCAATTACCGCCCATGTATTCACCATTATGCGTCAGTTTGTCGCATTTGAACCAGCCTTTGGCAAGTCTGCTATCCACATACACCAAATCGCCGGGAGAAAGTGTAGGTTGCAACAGACATTTGAGCCTGTATCCCTGTTTTCTGCTTTTTCGCTTGTTGGCATTCTTGCTGTTCCCAGCATTCTCTTTGGCAACGATGAACGATGCCTTTACAACGCTCTCAACACTGCCAATCAATCCGCTTGCGGCACTCAGTTTAATTGCTTCAACTTTAGTTATTCCGCCAGCCTTTATAACCTGTATCATATTGTTTTGTATGCTCCACGATAAGTTAGAACCAGCACAAGCCTTGTCCAAACAGTTTTTGCCTGTACCCACAAAAGAAAAACCATTGGCAAAAGATGAAAACTCGCAATCCTCTGCGTAGTTTACAACCAATCCCATTTCCTGCGCCACATCGTCTATAACCTTTTGGCGACTTACATTCTCAGCATAAGATAAAGATACTATACAGTTGCGTATAGCTATCTGCCCATCGCTGGCGGAAATCTCTGTTGTACGCTCCCCATTTGAAAAAGTTGTCTTTATTTCGGTGATATAGCCAACGAATATACGTTTTAACCCCATATCTTCACTATATCCAACCTCTAACATAATGATGCTGTCATCTTTTTCTATCTTTTTAGCGGTAGCGTCAGACAAATTATAGATTTTTATCTCAGCCTTGTTCGTTTGCTGTGACAAGTCTTTGCATATGGAAAAAGAAATGTTCAGCCCATCACTGTACGGCTTACCCTCCAACACAAAGCCATCACTGCCCTGTACGCCGATTGTGAGCTTATATATTCTGTCAAACTGTGCCATTGTAATATTCTTTCTCCGTCAAATACACGAGCGCAGCACGTCCATCTGCAAACGCATCCCGGTCAATTACTTTTTGTTTGGTAGCTACAAAAAACTCGCCTTTAGGAATGTTAAAGCAATGCTTGTTAAACAGAAGCGGAAAATTGGGCACTACCTTTACATTGGTAAGCAAGGGATTATCGTGTTTGTCCCACAAGTGAAGTGTCCAAAAATAGCCGTCGGGATTCCATAACATACGAAACTTATATAGTGTTCCGTCTAATGTTACGCTCGATACTACATCGTTATCATCGTTGAATGTAATAATTTCCATTATTTTTTCCCTCCGACTAAACCTGTTACACCATCAACAACTCCAGCCAACACGCTCTTGTTCCCGCTCAAATACGGATTTAGTACATTTAAAGAGCTTTCAACTTCATCTTTTACCATATCACCTAATCCAGCACTACCTGCAGCACCAGCCGCACCAGCCGCGCCTTTACCAGCCGCACCACCAGCCTTTGCAGTTTCAGCGGCTTTTTCTTTTGCTGCAGCATCTACAATGCCTTTGGGAATCTCTACTGTTTCCGTAGTCACCTTAACGATTTTCACGAAACTAACCTCTACACCAATAACAGACAGACTTTCCTGTGATTTTGTCAGTTTGCAACTTGTCATCATCATGTCGGAAAGTATCATGTTAGGTCTTGTAATGGTAACAGGCTGTTTTGCATCCCTTATAGCTACAAGTGCGTCATAAGCATTTTTAAACTTCCATTCGCCTTTACCATTAGTTTTCCATGTAATAGGGCTGCTTGATACACCTATTGTCATACTGACTTTCAGCGGTTTATTTACCACGTTGTCCTGTATCTCGAAGCCTGTTTCTACAGGATGTGTAGCCACTTCCTGCTCATACTGATAGTCAATAGTCTTAACAATATCAATCTTTAACGATACTGTACTTGACTTTTTCTGATACTTGCTTGCCAACAATCCACCTACAGCAGAACCAACAGAACCGCCAACACCAAGTACATTACCGACAGCATCACCAATAGTTTGTCCATTGTATGAGCCGTCTTCGTTGATTGCTCCGCCGATAGCATTGTTTATCACACTGCTCCCAATGCCAGCAAACAAATCACTGTTGCTCTTGCTCCCTAGCGCTCCTGCTTCACTGATATACCCACTAAACGCAGGCTCTTTGGCTTTACCTATGATTGTTGGAGATTTAGAAGCACACATATTAGTAACCGAGCTGATTATTTCGCCTAACATATAGCACCTCGCTTTATCATGGGGCAAATTCGCCAAAAGTCGGATTCCAATCGCCAAACACAACTTTATTGGTCATATCGTTTGCATATTTTGCACTTTCTTCAGCAGACATGCCGCTAAACGTCCAATAATTATTGACTGTCTGATTGCCGGAATTGTTTATATTGCGTCCACCAGCCGAGATATCTCTTCCAAGAACATTTTTCTTGTACCAATCACTGTCTATAACATTAGACATAGGTTGGTTTAATGAATTGAACGTATCTTTACCGAACCATTTCTCAAAAAGTGGAGTACCAGGTTTTTTTGCATTATCAAACAAGTACTTCAATCCTGTGAATGCCACTATCAAGTTGCCAATCCATCCCAAAAGGTCTTTGATTGCAGAAACTGCATCCTTTTTGCACCAATCATTGAATGTTTTGCCAAAACCAAGCCAAGAACCTGCCATTTTCTTGCACATATCATCCCAAGAACCAAACATTCTGCCCATTACACTGTCGCCACCTTTCATCCAGATGTAAACATCTTGAATGAGAAGGATGATAAGCACGATGGCAGCAACTACCAATGCTGCAGGTGCAGTAGCTATAATCCAATGAGCAGCCATTGCAAGCGCAGTTCTCAATGATACAGCTCGCACAACAGCATAAGCCGCCTTTAGAGCACCGAACATACCAATAGTACCTCTAATAGCTACGCCAACACCGCGCACAGCTCCACCAAGCAGATTAAACCCTGTAATTATTGCTGATTGTATTACCGTTCTGTGCAACCACATATACAATACGCTTGCATAAATACCTGCCGTAATAAGAAAAGGTGTCCACGTGCTCATGTCTATAGCATTGATTTTGATGGTCAGCTTATCCACTTGGTCAGCAATTGTTGCGATTACTCTTGCCATTTTATCGCCAAATCCAAATTTGTTTTCAATAGAGAAGAATAACTGAGCTACTGAATCTCTAATTCTACTTGATGCTTGTGCTACTGTCCACGGCATATTACCCAAGTCTTTTTTCAACGAATCAGACTGTTTGCGTACTGCGTCAAACACATCTTTAGCAGTCAGTTTTCCCTCAGAACCTAGTTTACGCAAATTGCCTATTGTTGTACCCATGCCCTTTGCAATGGTTTCAGCTAATTTAGGTGCTTGCTCCATAATGGAGTTTAATTCATCGCCACGTAATGTGCCAGAACCTAAAGCCTGTCCCAACTGTACCAACGCAGCCTGTTGTGATGCGGCGCTACCGCCGCCCAAGAGCATTGCATTAGAAACATCCTCTGTGAATTTTAGAATATCGTCAGTGCTTTTGCCAAGTTCACTGGCGTTTCTTGCAACAGATGTAAACAAATTCGCAGATTCAGCATAGCTTTGACGTGAACGTCCTGCCATTGCATAGATTTCTTCTTCTACACGTTTAGTTTCTTTGCCACTTTTTACTACATTCTTGATTTGTCCTTCAATTGTTTTCAACTGGTCAGACATTGCAATATAGCTTTGAATACTGAACGATATTCCAGCAAATGCCGCCAACGGACCTACCAATCTGCCCATAGTTCCTTGCATCACGCCAAGCAGATTATTGCTTATCCCCAGTTGTTGGATAAATGTGCTCAGTCTAGCGTTTTGCAAACCTGCAAAGAATCTACCAAATACACCTTGCCCAAAGTTATTAAGATTATTAGTTTGTCTTTTCGCATTCTTTATTTCTGTGCTTAGATGTTTAGTTTGCGATATAGCATCATCAAATATGTGAGATTTCTTTTTTGTTTCTACATCTTTCCCAAACTGCCTAATCTCTTGATTAAGCTTTCCTAGCGCCGCAAGCTCTTTGGAGTAATCTATACCTTTTTCTTCTTTGTATGCTATGGACTTTTTCAGTGTTACAAGTTGAGTATATTTGGCAACAAGTTCATCAAGTGCGGATGTATCGCCTATTTGAAGTGCATCTTCCTGTATCTTTTCAAAAGATTCCATGCCCAACTTATCCAACTCTGCCTGCAGTTTTCTTGCTTGATTGCCAGCTCCTTCTAACAGACTAATAGCCGAATCAAGTCCACCAGCAGAGTCCAAATCAACTTTGTTGAACGCATTTGCAAATGATTCACCCATATCATCAATCATAATGCCAACTTCTTTACTTAATCTTTGAAGCTGTTCAGCTAGTTTGATAAGTCTGGGGTCGTTTATATCCGACGCACTCATTTGTGTTCCTATCGCCTGTATTCTCTGCAATTTTTCAATAACATTATCTACAGAGCTGATATTGTCGACGTTAAATCTAATCGCCGTAACAAGTTCCTGCAAAAGCATTAATATTCACCGTCCTTTTTGCTAAAGTAGTATTCCATATCTGACTTCATATCAAGTATAGCGTTGATTTTAACCAAATCTGCCAACGTTACTACACCTGTTTTAACGTCCTGTATGGATACTACTTTCGCAATTACAGGTCGCCAAATAAACATCTCTCTGCTGACTTCGTCGCAAAGAATTCCGGGGCAATTTATTTCTGGGCGATTGATGCTACAATCCCAGACAGGTTTGGCATTGAGTCGAAAAAATCCTTATAGTTTACCTCCAAAACGAACCACATAAGCTCAAGCATATTCATGATATGCCCGGTAAACATCTCTTCCTGATAGTTTTTGTCCAACGGAACAACATCAGTGCCACGTTCTGTAGTAATCTCTACGCTAACATAGGTTTTGTTCAGAATGCGGTCTGCATACGCCATCAGCTCAGCACCACGCAGATTACCACCAATACCTGCAATCATCTCGCCTAAATTGATGTTAGGATTTGTAACATCTTCAGTGTTCTCAGCACTTTTGCCCAACGCACCTGTGACAACTGATTGCAAATCACCTAAAAGACCTAACGCCATCATCGGCGGCATAGCTCTTACGTAATATGTGCGTCCGCCTATCTCTTTATTCTTTACGTTGACTTCTAACATTATCGCTCCCCCTAGTCAGATTAGGTATGTCCACCTACAACGAATTGGTCATCAGGTACAACCGCCAAAAACTCCCACGCACATTTGCCGTCGCCAGCACTTCTGCCACGTTGCACCTGCGGTTTCTTTACAATCCACGCAGAGCTTGATTTCAGCAGTGTACGTCCGCTCAAATCTTGGATAGACAACGCTTTAACGCCGTTGCCAGACTGATTATCAGAGTCTTGAATGCTCGATAACTTATCGTTGCTGTCCGATGACTGTAACAAGGTGATAACGATTTTCTTTAAAATGCTTTGTGGTGAAATGGAACGTACTACTTCCTGGTCGCAACCAACAACAGCGGTAGTACCGTCACCTTGCGTTTCAATCTGCACAAAAGTACCTTCGTCAAAACCTGTAATGTTCATTGAGCCAAACACAACGATAACTTTCTTCGGGTCATATGTCTTTACGCCTGCCATATCTTAACCCCCTTATACAAGTTCAGTAAGATTCTCATAAGTAAGAGAACCTTTAATCTCTACTGCATGGATAGCACCTGCCAGCCTTGCAGTGAATTTAACATCTCTCAGCACACGCTGTGCCTTTACGTTGGCACTGATGCTGGATGCTTTCGGTACAGAGATGCTATAACCTAAATTCTTGTTGCCGTCTTCGTCAAATTCTGTCGGTGCGATACCGCCACGTGTCTGCCCCAGTTCCAACACTGCATTGATTGTGTTCTCAACAATAGCAATACCAGCGTCTGTATACGGCAGCTTATCTCGGTTAATCATTACGCTGAATACTTCTGTCTGAATAGTTTCCACCAGCCAATCACGGAAACGGATAACATCAATCCATTCGCCAGCAGCAACCTTACCATTTTGTGTAATAGTAATGTTGCGGAACGGCTCAAAAGTATTGCCGTTCTTGTCGGTAATTGCTTTGTATTCTCCCTCAGTCAGTTTGTCTGTAGTAACGCCAGCAAGACGCTTGTTTGCCCATGTTTCGCCGCCCGGCAGTACTGCAAAGCATCTTGCCATAACGCCTGCGTCTGGGTAGTCTGCTGCTGCGTCCTTATGATAGAACCAAAAAGTTCTGTAGTAGTTGCCGTTTTTCAATTTACTGCCGATATCGGTTTCCACCTCAGGATTCTTTGCTCCGTCTGCACCTGTAGCAGTGCCAAACAGCTTAGTATGGGATTCTGCCCACTCTGCCATCTCCATTACTGCGTCCGGGTCACGGTTTACATAGCAAATGCCATAAAAATCATTATCAGCGGCAGTGATAAGCGACATGTTAGTTGCAAGGTCAATAGATTCTGCTTGTTCACACGCAACTACTTTCATCAGACTGTTAGGCTTGATATAGAAACTGTGCGCCGCATCATTGCACTTCACAACGATGTTTGTGTCTACAACAGAAGCTGTGTACTTAGCACTAGCACCACTAGCACCACTATCACCTGTAACAGCATTCACCAAAGCAGACAATACGGACTCTACACTGTCTGAGTCGGTAGCAGTATAAGTAAACGGATAAGAAACCTCTTCACCGTTTTCATCGATGCTCTCAATGGAAAATTTATATTCCATCCCTTTGGTCGGCTTGCCTACAATGCCTACTTTTACTGTATCGCATTGCAGTCTGCCAACTTTCACTACACTAGGCTTAGGTGTCTGACTGAACGCATCGTTTACTGCAACATAGATTGCATCTTTGCTGTTGAAGCCAAGCTCCAGCAATTCGTCACTGTCGGTCACGCTCAAGACTCTGGTAGTTGTATAAGCGTGAGGACCGATGACAATCATTGTGCTGAAACCCTCGCTCGATACGCCTGTAGTGTTCAGACTGATATCGCATTTAACGATTCTGTCAATGTTAGCCATTGTTAGCTCCTTCCTCAAATTTTATATCTGTATATATTTTGATTTTTTCATCTGTCTTTTCTTTTGTGTTGTCAGAAGTCTTTAGAACAGCATCAACGTAAACCATCTCAAACCATTCCGGGCTATCCACAACACATCTGTCATATGATATTGTGAGGTCAATGCTTGCACGTTCAAGATACTTCCTGTTGTCCAGAACATTAGTAAGGTCTTGTACGTCACCCGGCACGTTCACTGCAATGTTGGCTTTTTGAAATTCATCAACCACTGTAGGACGTTCAAAGAACCCCCACAGGTCGCCCAAAAGCTCTACGCTACCTTTCCCATAGGCTTGCACGTTTAACGTCGCCTGTCGCAATCCTGCGATGTATACAAGCTCTTTTTCTTTGTCCCACAGCTCTACATCACCCAAACTGCGCTCAGCCATAAGGTCAACTATGATACACTGAGGAAACTCCACTGCGTAATTCTGCTTTGCCTGTATAACTGGCCAATCCGTGTATTTCTTGAGCTGATACACAAAGTATTCAAGCACCCTTTCACGTGTGCTCAATGTCCTGCTATCTCCGTTGCATATGCCCTGTAATGGCTTATGACATTATTCTGATACCAATCTGACGCAACCACCTCAAACCATACCCCCAACCACATAAACCTATCTGCCTGCTGTCCTGTCATCTGATTAGGCATGTGCAGTTGGTCATCAGAATACACCTTTACGGCTCTGCAACCTCTGCGCCCCTCAGGTAACGCCTGCATTTCGTCAGGTCTTAGCTGTTGTACAGATGCTTCAATGGTAAATCTTGTCTGCAACGGCTCAGAAAACAAGCCATTTTCCATAAGCTCAGCTTTGCCCAGCCTATATATTTCAAGCGGTCTGCGAAAACTGCTCTTCATCTGACTACCCCCTTAACAGAGTTCATCATTCTTCCTGTGTCAATCAGCGGTTGATTCCTGCCTTTTTTCTTGACTGTAGACGGCGCATTCGGTGTAAAATTACCGCTTGCGATTTTCGCCTTTATGAGATTTTCAACGTAAGTACTTGTCAAAGCGGCGGCTGCCTTTGCATCATTCGTCCTTTGGAAACTACTCGCATAGTACTCCGCAATATCTTTTTGATGTTCTGCAATTGTCGAACGGATAAAACTTCTTGCAGGAATATGTTTTGTGCCGAATTCATTGTAGAAAGCAACCTCAGCCGCTTCTTCTCCAAATACGCCAACACTGATTTCCATGTTCTTCATCCGCGCAAGTTCATTGAAAAACTTATCAAACATATTCATCCGAAAAACCTTGTTGCAACCGGTACGATGCACATATCACGTATACGCTTGAATTCAAGTCCATACAACGTCTTATCAAACGTATCTGTATAACCTCTTGTGCCACTGCCACCAGAACCATATGAGCGCGACAAATCGCCCTCGTGCTCACTTGTAATGCCACCAACCAACGCATTAGAGCCTGCGCCCTCAGATGCAATAGACTGATGCAACACGGCTTTATGTGCTACAAGATATGCTACAGCTTCGTGGTAGAAGCTTTTAAACTTCTCTTTGGATACGTAGTGCTTGTTGATTGATATTAGCACCATCAGCATATTGTCTGATATATCGTCAAGGTCAGGCGCAAGCGCACGTATCAGTTGAAAAATCATCTGTTCATCTTCGTCTACTGCACATCTGCACCCACAACTGATTGAAGTATCCATGATTATTCAGCAGTTGTCAGACAAGCTTTGATGACTGCGACCATTTCTTCCTCTGTCTTTGCATCGCCCAGCTCGATACCATACTTCTTAGCAAAGTTCTTGATACGTGTGGAAGTCGGTTTAGTACCCATGAACGCAGCAAAATCTTCCAACGTAGCAACTTCTGCTTCTTTTTCAGTGTTTTTCACGGATTCTGCGACTTCTACCAACTGTCCGTTTTTAATCATACGTGCAACAATAGGATGTTTCTTGTTCACATCATCAACTTTTACTGTCTGTTGGGGAAGAACGTGTTTATTGTCGATATTAATTACGCCTACTGTATTGTTTTTAATAATCATTGTGTACTGCCTCCTGCAAATAAAAAAGCCCCCTTATACAAGGGGGCAAAATAAACTAAATCAGATGCCTACCATTTTAGACATAGACAGCGGATAGTATACGATAACGCCAGCGGTACGGCTCTCGCAAGGTACAACAAATTCAAGATTGCGTGCCTGCGGTGCATATTGAGTAAACGCCATCGGAATTTCCAGAGATACTGCGTCAATATCTTTGCGATAAATCAAGCCAACATCTTCACCGCCAGAACCTGCACCTTTCATCTCAACAGCAGACACAACATTCTTGATGTACTGATTATTTTTCTTGAAGTTGGTCAGAATGGATTCACCACTGGTATCGGGAACAATAGTGTTAGCAATGTAGTTGTATTGCTTAATCGGCAATACAATAGTATCGGGAATTTCCACACCATTAGTCAAATCAACAATACCGGATACTGCATCATTAAGGTCACGCAGAATCTGAGCAGGAGTTTTATCTGCCCATTTGGTAGAATTGCTTGCTCCGTCAGCTTTTACTACTGCGGTAGTGATGTTAGGATTATCCAGAATACCTACAATCTTGCCGTCTTTGTCGCCTTTGAAAGCAATCTTGTTAATCAGAGTATCATTTGCACGGCGTGCGCTCAGTGCTCTACGTGCATTCAGCGGTAAACCTTTCATCTTAGCGGCACGGATATCTTGGGCAGAGTAACCATAAGAAGTACCAGCAGAGAAAATATCAACTGTTACTTTAGTGCCTTTTACGTCTGCACGCGGCAGGTCATCAGCATAGCTTGCAATCAGTTTAGCAATACCAACCATGCCATAGCTCTCATAGGAGATAGATTCTGCGCCAGCATCTGCTTCTGTAGATACAGGGAACAGTTTTGCCGCATTCAGATTAGCAAGTTTTTCATCATAAGTTTTGGATTTGATGTACTCCAGCTGTTGAGCAAAGAATACGGATTCGCTGTCCGCCGCATCGTTGTTCAGCAGACCTGTGCTTACAATAGCACGCATATCTTGTTCATCATAACGCATGTTTTCCATTATTTCACCTTCCTAAAAATTAACCGATTTGTACTACCGCCATACCCTGAGTATTAGCAGTGATAAATTTAGCATTTGCTACTTCAACAGTACCGGATGCACTCCAAACATTCTTAGTAGCATCGTACTTAGCCGCAGTCTGAGCGACAACATCACCCTCAACCGCAACCCATACACGGCCTTTGGTGACTACAGGTACTACATAACCTTTGTCATAGTAGTTTTCGCCACCAGTCAGTTGTTTGTGTACAAACATGGTAACGCCGATAACCTTTGCGCCGTCATCTGCGCCGCAAGCTTTAATCTGTTTTGCCGCATCAGTACCAGGAACAACAGGAACGCCAGCATTAATGCCTTTTTCATCCTCAACATGATAGCTGTCAGTTGTTTTGAAAGTTGTATCAGCCAGCATACCGACAATAGCGGGCTGCATCTCTTGACTATAGTTCATCTGCATATCAGTTCACCTCTTCCTTAAAACTTGTTATCTTCGCCGTTGTAAGCGTTACGCAGTCTGTCCATCATTTTCTTCTGAGCCTCTCTTGCGCTTTCAGTCTCTACACCGTCTTTACGTTGCTGTGCACCCATAGCCTTGCGCATCTGGTCAGTCATGCTGTCGCCACGCATCTGCTCTTTGGCCAGGTCAAATGCTGCATCCAGATATGCATCAGTCTTACCTTCAGCAGTGAAGTTCGGACGTTTTGCCTTGATGATAGCTTCTTTCAGTGCTTTGTTGTCCAGTTTGTCAGTATCAGCAACCTTAGCTTTGTCTGCCAACTGTTCCAGCTCAGCACGTTCTTTAACCTCTGCCTTAGCTTGCTCTTTAGCATCGTTTACTGCCTTTTCGGTATTTTCCTTTTCCGCATCCAACGCAGCTTGCAGTTTATCACGCTCTGCAGTAGCAGACTCAAGGTCTTTCGCAGCTTTCTCAGCCTTTTTGTTCAGTTCATCGCATTTCTTTTTGGCATCTTCGTAACGTTTGGTAGCATCATCAAGTTTCTTGATATTCTCCTCGTTATCAGCGGTAGCTTTGTCAAGCTCTTTGCCACGCTCTTCGTTCTCTTCTGCCAGCTCTTCGTTTTCTGCGGTCAGCTCTTCGTTTTCTTTCTCGAGAGCATCACAACGCGCCACCAGCTCAGATGCACCGTCAACCTGTGCTTTCAGTTCATCCTCTTTGGATTTGAGAACAGTCTTCATTGCCAGCAGATTGCTTTCTGCAGCATCGCATTTGCTTTGCAGTGTGGAAATATGGCTGATTACGGAATCTTGCAGTTCGTACTCAATGCCATCAATTCTAAATTTGCTCATTTTTGGAATCTCCTTTTCTTCTTCATGGTCTGGATAACATTCGTCGCCATCACAATTAAGGCGAGCTTTCATGCCTGCTCTTGCCTTTTTGACAACAGCAAGATGATTGATACGGATGTTGCGCTGAATAGCGTCATAAGGTTCACCATTGGCAGTAACGCCCGGTGTTTCCTCAACATCACAGCGGTAACCTAAAGATAATTCTCTTGCGTCACCGATTTCCTGCGGTGCAAACAACACAATGTCGCAACCAACATACTTACGGCCTTCGCATAATTCTTTAGGATAACCCTCTGACAAAATTGAGCCGATGCTCAACTTCTTTGCAGTTTCCGGCGTAACTTTACCAGCACTAGGATGTCCTACAGTAATAGGCTTGCCCCTAAATGTTGCAAGGCTGTTCTCACTGAACACTTCCTCTGGCGGTCTATATTCACGCCTAATGGTCTTGTCGGGATTAAGATATGTGTAGATACCCGTCCTTGCGACAATAGGGGAATCCCTCAAAAAACCATCTGAGTCTTTGACAGCTTCGCCTACAATATAGCTGTCCATTCTTTCATAACGTTGTACATTTTCCATGTTCTCACCTCCTATCTTCGCAAATTTGGACATAAAAAAAGCACCCATTACAGGTGCATATTAAAAGCGACTATCTAAATAGACACTTTATAAACCTTATTGAAAAAAGCGTCTGCAAAACGCAAACGCCTTAATCTTCTTCGTTTTCATCTCTTTGACTTTTCAGCCATTCATTTAATTCTTGTACTTCTTTTTCATGTTCTGAGTACTCTGGTGTACCTTCAAACACATAACCACCCATAGGCTTTTTGCTGTCAATCGCCCATCGTTCAGCAAGTGTTAATCGTCTACCCATATTATCACCTCACACTTATAATATACCGCACTTTCAAGGCTTTGTCAGCACTAAACTTCTTCAACCTCTACCTGCATATATCCCGGACCTGCCATAAGCACACGTTTTACACGTATACTTGTACTTTTGGATACAATGACTTCTCCGTCAGATTGATTTGCGGCAAAGTCATTTACAGAAGCACTCTTTCTAAAGCCGTCTTTCTTCGTGAAGATGATTTTATATGGCTTATCTGCATTAGCACCGCCTGTTGTCTGAGGATTACTCGACCAGCTTGTAACAGAATTCGTACCAAACGCACTGCCCTTTTCAATCAGTTTTTGATACTTGCTAAACTCCGCTGCACTCACATCAACAGCTCTATGAATTGTGCCTGTATGTCTTGGCGAATGGTCAATGAAGTATTCAAGCTGTCTGTTCATCTGCTTGCCTTTGGCTGTTCGGTTATTGCTTACCGCTTCGTAGTTCTCGGTATTAGCAAACTCTTTGGCTGCCTTAATCGCTTTCCTGCGTCTTAACAGCTGTGCTACTGTCGGCGGATTCTTCCAGTTCTTGGTATTAGTCATAAGCGCAGCTGCAGGAGCGTGGTAATTCTCGTATCTGTCACCCTTTGTGCGGATGTCAACAAGCTTGTTAGGATTGTATGCGCCTGTTTCCTGTTTAGGCGGTGTTTTATCAAACTCAAACTTCTGACGTTTAGGATACTTCTCAACATAGATATGTTCGCCCATCATCGCCATGTTGGCCATAGTATTTACGCTTACTTCCTTGCCTTTGTGCGTCCAACCTCTATCTGTTCGCTCAACCAGCTTTGCACCTACTCTGATTTGCGTCCCCTTAGGTGCATTCTCAAAAGCATCAACAATATTGTTTCTAAATCCTTGTGTAAACCGCTTGCCAGCACGCTCTCTGTTCAATACATTGATTGTAGTACGCATCTTGGACGGTAGTTCTCTGCTTCTCAATGCACCTTTAGGCACTTTTAAAGCAACCTTTTTACCTTTGACTTTAACATAGTTGCCATTGGCATCACGTTCCATCATCTTCGACGCGCGACCTGTACCAAAACTCTTAGGCAGTTTCATTGCTCTGTGCTTACCAAAACCGAACCACGAACCGAACTTCTTGCCGTTCAGTTTACCACCCATACCGCCAGCAATACGTCCATCTCTGCCAATCAGTACATGAGCACCATTGATAGTCACCCACCTGTCATTTCTTACGTCGCCTGTCGCATTGTCGCATTTTATGACACGCAAGCCGTCTACTGCGTACTCAGGCTTTAGTACTGCCACATATACGCCGTCTTCATCACAACGTATGCTGTCACAGTATTTTGCCATATACTCCAGCATTGCTATACCCCCTTTTCTGCAATAAAAAAAGCACACTTAACGTGTGCCATCCGAAAAATTGAAAGTATACTTATGGAAATTGCACCATTTTCCTAAAGTATACTTTCAATTTTTCCTCAATATACCTTTTTGCCAGATTTGTAAGCTTCCCTTGCTTGGTTAACACTTAAATCATTTGCCCCACCCCAATAATCATAATCATCACGTTGCACCGGGTCATTCGCCCAACCGCAAACAGGGCAAAAGCAATAATCTTCATCTACTCCAAATTCGTGTTTTCCACATACCGGACATTTCATTCTCTTACTCCATCCTTTTTCATGTTATCCCAATAATACGATTCTCCACGTTTAGGCTTAAACATCGTCACTATGCCACCACGTGAGCCGACTTTAGCTATCACATAATCATTTGTAGCTTTATTATACCTTACAAAACTCGTACCATCTTTGCGTGCATATCCTATAACGTCGCCACCAACAGGAGTTTGTGCCAACTTTATTGCTCTTTTTATATATGCTTTAGTAGTTCGGTATTCTCTGAACCTCTTTACATGCTTTTCGATATGGTCTTTTGCAACAGCTAACGTCTTAAAATCTTTCATCGTAAGTCTGTTGTAACCTTTTGCGCTTGCTTTAGGCTCTTTTTTTAAGCCTACGCTGATAAATCCTGGTCTAATGAATACTCTCGCACCGTTAGGCATTGTTACCCAACGTCCGCCATTCAGCGTAGGTACTGCAACTTTCATCTTTGTGAACGCATCCATGCGCTCTTGACTGAGTTTCAGCCCCAGTTCTGGAATATACCATACATCGCCATCAGCTCTTGTAACAGCATAACAAGCAACCTTACAATTATATTTTACCGCGCTTTCCATGTTTTGTCAGCACCTCTTTCCAATAAAAAAGAGGCACTTTGAAAAGCACCTCAAAATACATTTTCTACTGTCTGTTTAAACTCTCTGTATGCCCATTGTGTTTTTGTGTCATCGTCCATTGCACTCAGACACTCAACGCCTAGTTTGTAGTACCATGCCTGTTTCTCTTTGCTTCTGTTAAATCGTTTCCACAAATCATTGCCGACAACAGATAAATCTTGTTTCATCTCTCTGATGTTGGACAGTTTATCAGCCAGCACAAGCATCTGGACACGCCTAGGAGCTGTTCTAAGCTCATTACAGTCTTTAACCTTGCGAACTTCCCACGGCTCACTTTTATCTTCTGTATGAGCCGCTACAAGCTCTGCAACATCATCACCGAAATACTCTCTGATGTCTGCAATCTTTACTGCCGTATCTTCAACTACATCATGCAGGATTCCGGCTACAAGCAGGTTTTCATCTGCGCCCATACGGTATAGGATTTCCATTACCTCCAGTGGATGCACAATGTACGGCACTTCTTTGCCTTTGCGCTTTTGTGTTCCATGATGCATAGTTGCGAACTGAATCGCGCTGTTAATCTTTGCCAAATTTAATTACCCCTTACATTTTTACCATATCAATATTAAGGCCCAATGCTTTAGCTGCGGCTTTTGGGCTATAACCAAAAGTCTTACGCATATATTCAATCGATTCTTCTTTGCTTAAACCTTGTTCAGTCAATTTTTGCTTTGCAGATTCTTTGTCCAACCCATGCTCTTTGACAATGAATTCTACAGCTTCTTCTTCACTGATACGAGTACCGCTCTCAAATCCCATAAACGCTCCGGCAGCATAACCATCTACACACCATTTATCGTTTTTTAAACATTCATCGTAGCCACTTTCACTACCGCTACGACACAAACCATCAGGATTACAAATCATAAATTCCATGTTCTTCACCTCCGCAACTATATTTTACCGCATTTTTTGTATTTTGTCAGCGCTCTTCATAATTTTTCAGTTCATCAATACCTTTAGGCATAGGCAATGTAGCAGAAATCTCTCGCATTTGGTTCTCTAACGCAATACGTTCCGGAGAACCTTCTTTCATATTCCTACTTTTTTCATAAATCGGATGAAGTTTATTCTTTACTGCCATGCTCTCTTTAGAATGTATCTGTAACTCAAACTTCTGCCCATCAGGAGATACACAATCAAGATGAATACCCTTGTAATCGCTAGTTTTATCAAGATATTTATTATCAATCTTGGTCACTTTATATCCACGTTTTCTCAAAGCATCAACAGTTTTTACTGCATTTTTGCCTAAATCGCTATGTTTACCCATCTGAGTATATCTCACAAGGTCGCCCATTTTATTAATGACTGCGTAATCAGGCAACTTTTCTTTGTTTTTACGCCGAATTTTATTTTCGACACTGCTTGCAGTCTTAACAGAGTATTTTAATCCAGTCATACCCATATTTAATTCTTTGGATATATTCACAAGGTCTTTAGTGATTTTAGGCTCAGCTTTTCTTGCTTTGTTATATGCTTTCTGCGCTTTTACCGAGCTACGCACCAAAACATTATCTTTAGATGCTGCAGAACCGCCAACAACACTACCACCATTAACTTTTGCCGTGGCAGCCAGCGTTCTGTTCTTCCTCAGTTTGCCATTTTTTGCTTGCATTCCTCGAACCCTTGCATGTCCTCTTTTTACGGCAGTACCCTCTAAATATACAGGATGTCCATGAATATACCGCCAAATTCCATCGACCTTAACCGCTGCGTTAATTTTAGCATTTAATTCTTCTTCATTGCTTGCTTCTACCAGCACAGAGCCATCAAATCTGTATTCATCGTTCAGCACAGCTATATAGCTTTTATCTTTTAGCTGTTGCACTAATACAATTTTTTCGTCATTCATTTATTACTAATCCTTTCTGCACCAGCCACTGTTGCATTGCTATACCTAATTCATTAGGCGCTCCTAATTGAGAGTTAGCAAACACTTCTGCAAAAAACTCTTGCTTTCCCACTAATGTGATTTTACTGCCATATTTAGAGATGTTGTCTTTCAATTTAAATTTTTTATTGTTTTTCTTGGCTATTGCAATTATTTCTTTGCGACATTGGTCAACAACTTCAGCTTGTCTATCTTTGTACCATTTCAAATACACTTCTTGACCTTCTGCCTTAGCTTTAGCAAATGAATATCCATTGGCGTAATATTCACCCACCGCTTTTTGGGCGCCCTCAAAATCAAGAAACGCATCCGGATTGCTCTCTTTCCAACCATCTTTTCTGAATCGTTGCGCTATAAGCATGTTTTGAATCAAATGTCCATATTCATGAGTAATTGCATAAATGCTATCTTTGCCTTCTGCGTGTGGCATTTGAAATGCTTGCCCAGAAGCATCTTTTACATGGCAGTCTTTATTCGTAGTTATAAGCTTATCTCTAGAATTAAAATAATTAGTTGAGAAATATAATGTCTGTCCTACTGGATTAGTAGGAAATATTCCCACGCTTGCAATAGAACTCTCCCGTTCTGCAGTTATTGTTACCTTTGTATTTTTCAGAACACCAAATTTACGCTCTAGTGATAATAGCTGATTAGTATTATCAACTGCTAAACTTTTATCTACCTTAGTCATAAAACTGTTATCAACTTTAAAGCCAGCCTTATTAAGTGCATTTTTTACTTCTTCATGCTTCGTGATTTGCATAGCACCGCTTTTTGCCTTGCCTTTGCCTGCAACTACTTTTTTACTCTCACCTGTCTTTTTCATCGGATTATATACTCTGATAAGCTTCTTGCCTTTTTTACTTTGCTTGCCATGCTCATAATCAGAGAAGTTCATGCCAAACATACGACCTTTTAATCTTCCGCCAGCACCAGACTTAATACGTCCAGTACCGCCAATTAAAATATGACTGCCGTTCAGTGTTACCCACCTATCATCATAACGTGCCTGTAAAAGTTTGTATTCAAGTTCTCGTTCAGTATCCGCTTCTACAACAACCGAGCCGTCATATCGCCAGCCATTATTAAGAACGGCTAAATATGTACCATTGCTCAATCTGTGCCTGATACAATATTTCTGCTCTTCCATCGTTTCACCTCATAAAAAAACCGCCTACAAAATGTAGACGGCTAAAATCATATATTAAAATATTTCAATGCTTTTGTAGAATTTAGTACAACACTTCTTTTGATTGGGATATATACTTCCAATAACTCTTTCTCGCTTCTTCTGGAGCGTCTTTGGTAATAATATACATTTTTTCTTTTTCATCAAATGTATACCACGCAGGATTCTTCTTAAAATAAAAATCCTTATCGTTAGGATATACTGTTGCTCCGTTTTCCATGTAATCCATATATTCGTTAAAACTTTCTACTGCTTTAGGAGGTGCTTCTGATGTAAGCTCATATTCAACGCCACCATCAGTATCACTACCTACCCACTTTTCTTTATACCATTTGGGATTACTCATAAAATAAGGTCTTGCCAGCATCACTACCACTCCTTAAACTATATAAATACATTGCTTAATATTTTCTTCGGCTAATTATCTATACAGATTAAAAATAAGCCGTTTTTAAATTTAATAAAACCACGTTTTCTCTACCCTGTTAGATAATAACATCGTCAGGCAACGGCTTGTAGTCTAAAAGCTCTTCCCATGTTACCCCTTTTTTGATGCACTCTTCATAGACTGCTACTACGCCACCGCGTTCTTCAACGCCAGCAGGATAGCCGCTAGGCTCTTCTAATCCAATAGGCTCTCCACCAATAACTTCAGCGTATCTCTCATATGCTTTTTCTTCCGGAGTACGAATGCTCTTTAAATATTCTTCCACAGTCATATTCTTCATTATTGTACCTCCACTTATTACCAACCGTTAAAATCAGAATAATTATTGACAATTTCATCAAATATTTCATTGCATACCTTAATAGTGTTAGGCATAAGATTTTCCATGGCATTACGAGCTGGTTCGTTAAACGCAAATTTATATTCACCAAAGTGCGCCCACACCTCGGAATTTGCTCCTTTTTTGCCCTTTTCTTTACAGTATGCATTATTGTGCCCCCAAAAGCCTCCACCAGCCCACGGGTTCACCCTACCACTTGTCTGCAATCCTAAAGCATCTGTAAACATTGATATGCTAGCTTTTTGTTTTATGCTTACATATTCACCTCTTAACGCATAATCAATTGCTGATTTTACATCTCCAGAAATTCTGCTAGTTGACTTAATACGCTTTGTCGGAAGTCCGCCAAAATCTTTGTTTTTTTTATCAATAGCATTATTGATAAAGGTCACAATGTCTTTTTCAATCGCTGCAGATAGTTTAGCGCCAGTTACAGTGCGCGGATTAGTAAAACTATACAAATCATGTCCGTTCATTGAGCTATATTTGCCTAACTCAGTGTGCGAAAGCATATAATCTAATTGATGGAACTCTTCATGAAACTTTGTTTTAAGTGCTCCTTGACGGTTAATGCCCGCTTCTCGTTCCCATTTATTGTTTCTCATATTCATATGAACAGCGTTATAACGCGGACTGAAATAGGCACCTGTATTTTCATAATATGAATTCTTTTGTGCAGCTACACCCAAGAAGTTACTGTAAAACTGAGCTTGTTGCGGAGTCATGTTCTTTGACATAATTTCTTCCAGCTCTTTTTGATGTCTAACACTTAATCTTGAATGCGCCAAAGCAGATTTTATAGCTTGCTTATGCATATTTTGAGGATTTTTTGCTTTTCCCTCAACTTTTTTCGTGCCACTTTGCTTGCCTACAATTTTATACGGACGAACCAATCTTTTACCGTTTTTAGCACGTCCACGTTCATAGTCTTTGAACCTTGTACCAAATATACGTCCTTTAAGTCTGCCGCCTACGCCAGCTTTAATACGTCCATTGCCACCAATCAACACATGATTGCCCTGCATTGTCACCCAATGGTCATCATACCGAGCCTGTGCAATTTTAAAGTCTAATTCTAAACCAGACGTGGCATCTATTACTGCTGAACCATCGTATCGCCAGCCTTTAGCAAGCACAGCGAACCATGAGCCATCAGTAATTTTCTTTCTGATTAGCACTTTTTCTGTTGTCATTTACCCTTTTAATACAACATATACAGAGAATAGGCAGGACCATTTGCCCCACCCGATAAAAACATCTGCTTAGTAATTTTACCTGCTTTGTATTCAGCTAAATTGCTATCATAAGAACCTTTTATAATATCTTCTTCTTCGTGCATAAATTCAATCAGTTTTTCTTCACTTCTAATCTGATAAGCAAGTGCTTCAGCAGCCTGTTCTTTTACTGCATTAAAAAACTCTTCATAAGTTACTTCTTCCATTATTATCACCCCATACTTTTATCACGAATAGCCATAGCATCATCATATCCGTTATCACCTTCACAAGGCTTTACTTTCTGATAAAATTCCACTTCTGTCATTGTGGTAACTTTGCCTGTGTATTTAAAGAAAATAACAGGTTCTTCTTTGTGTACGCCTTCTTTCCAATCGTGCGGCGCATATTCTTTGTTAAAAGGTGTCCAGCTTACAGGTTCAAAACCGCATTTTACATAAAACCCATAATTACCACTAAAGCTATCAAGTTTTGTGCCACCTTGCGCAACCGCAAACTTCAACAAATCTGCCCCCGTAGCTTTGTCTTTAGAGTTTTTGCAAACACTTATAATATCGCCAGAAACTGTTACACCAATGGTTGAACCGCCTTTGGTAGTAAATAACTTATCGCCCTTGTAATCCTTAATACTATGAGTATCATCAACACGCCATGCTATTTTTTTAGCACATGTCGCTTTAGCTACAAGCAATTTCTTCTTGAACTCACTTGCTCTTGTAACAGTGTATATAACATTGTAATAGCCTTTTTTAGGATGGTGACATCTTACGTTAAAACTACTACCAACGCTAGGCATGTAGTCTTTTCCGTCAGGAGTTTTGCCACCATTAATAGGAATATGTCTGCCCTTGTGAGTTATCCATACCTTTACGCCACGGCTCACTTTAGCGTCAATCCTAATAGCTTCTATAAGCTCTTCAACTGTATCTGCTTCAATAATCTTATCATTGCGCACTACAGCAAACGGCTTGCCTTTACCTGTGTAAAGCACCTTGCAATGTTCTTGCCAATCTTCTTTCATCTTTATTATACCGCCCTATTGTTCTTTTGTCAGCTCTTTAGGCTGTCCGTTTTGTGGAGTGTTTGTGACTTGTTGCTGTGCTGCTCCCGGCTGTTGTTCCTGTGGTTTCTGCTCAGGGACTTTTGCATTTGGTACTATCTCGGTTTCTTTGTAAAGATATGCACGTGCTTCTTTTGCATCCATTATCTGCATATCCAACATGGCTTTTACAGTATCAACTTTAGTCTTGTTTACTCCAGCTTTAGAGCTTGCAATGTCGATTTCTTCACGCTCAGTCATCTCTTTGAGCGGATTAAACTCAATCTGCCAATCCTCATACTCTTTGCCATTTGTAGGGCCGTTCTTGCAGTACTGAATCATTTTTATCAGTTTTTCAAGCTGAGGTTTCATCTTGGTATGCTGATAACGCCTTACTGCATTGTAGTAATTCTCAAAATCTGCAGCACCTGTTGAGTTTTCGCCACCGGGGCTACGTCCGAAAAGAATCGTTACAGGAATACCTGTCATTCCAGATATTTCCTGTTGAAACTCCTGTATTATCTCACGGATGCCAGCAACACTCATATTGTGTATTTGAAAATCATCATCCATATCAATAGCCATAGAGTTCAGTATATTGCGCGCCATATCAAGCAAATCAAGTCTGGCTTTCACCGCCATAGTACCGTCATCGGTCATAAGCATTTCGCTAAGTCCTTTAAGTTTCAACACTGCTTGTGATACACGTTCTATAATATCCAACGCCCTAGCATGAGCCGTATCATTCCTGCGGATAGCCTTTATAACGCCATCCAAACACGATAAACCAGCACCATTGTTAGCGATTCTCTCACGTCTTGGCAATGTTTCACCATTAAACATCAGTAATCTGCTGTGATGTACATCAAACGGATTGCCATTCATAGGACAGATAGTGTAGTACTCTGTCTTGCCAAAGTTATCATCGTTCGGGTCATCATTGCGCAACAGCCCAGACATATCCTCGATAATATCGCGCTTATCATATACCACTAACCCTCTGATACTATCCAGCTTATTATAGTTGACTGCATCCATAGGGCTTCCGCCATCATCTGCCATGATGAAGATACATGAGCGACCGTAGAGCCTGTCCCAGTATCCTGCTTCTACAAATGCGCCCTCTACATCAAGTATCTGCATGTACTGCAAGATTTTATCGTCCTTGTCGCCTTTGATTTTCAGCCAATGCTTTACGCAGTCATCAATCGGAGATGTAACAATTCGGCGCGCAAGAGCATTTTGGTAAATCATAGTAAGTTCTGCATCACTCGACTTCTGCTCATAGTAAGTATTGTTATAAATATACTGCTGAACGCCATGTCTTATGAATGCGTCATAGTATCCATCAACTCTGTTTGCCATATTATCACCTCCTAGCTGATTAAACCACGCCAGCTGCGCACTTCACTGAGCTTGTTGAATGCATCACTCGACGCATCCACCATATCATCGTGCGAGCCGTCTGGAAAACTCTCCAGCTCAGCCAAATATTCTTCGTTCCAATCGCCACGCAACATCAGTACATTTCCTGCCTGTACCTGCGACGCAAACGGATTGGCTCTGTTCTCTTTACTTCCTGTAGGTCGTATTGTTTCTATCGGATGTCCTGCAAGCATCTTGACATAGCTGTTAGCCTGTTCCTTGCCAGCCTGTCCGGGGTCTTGCGGTACTGTTATCTTCACATTCTTGTATCTTACCTTGTCCAACGTAGCAGCACTCAGCACCGCCTTACGTACATCGTTGGCGTTTTTCCTTATATGCTTTACGTCAGCTACTATGTATCTGCCGTCTGTCATTCTGCCAATCAGTACGCCTGCTGTTGCGTCTGGTGACGGCTCAGCATTGCTCACCTCTGTTGCCGCCAAATCCCACGAGCGTACCCACGCTTCTACTTTGTTCGGCACTACATCGACAATCTCAAAGTTGCTACGTTTGAAATACTTGCCAGCCGCTGGTCTGATTTTCCAGTTACCATGCAGCAATCTCTCACGCTCTACTTCGCTCTGAGCCATCAAGTTGCCTAAGTATCCTGGGTCTTTCTCCATAAGTATTTTGTTATCACTTAACTTAGAAGCTATGAACGTAAAAGACTTAATCCACTCTTTGTTGATTTTGGGATGTTCTCTGACGATTTCAGCTTTGGAATCACCCCAAATAATGTTATCGCCCACACGCACAAAATAACGGATAACTCCGCTTCGTTCGGGAATCGGATAACCTGTATCTTCATCCCACCACCACTGAATAAACTTTGCTAACCAACTGTCAGCATCTGGATTGCACGTTGCTCTTACATATGGTTTTACACCACACGTGGAACGGTTACGAGATAACATATAAAAGAATTGCTGTGAACTGAAATGCGCCAATTCATCAAAGGCAATCAAAACTATTTGCGCACCCTGCCATTGATGAACATCTTTATCATACTGCAAGTGTGAAAATCTTATTTTTGCTCCACTAGGAAAGCGAATTGTTGGATAAGGTGTGCGTACGGCTTCAATGCCTAGCGGTCTATACATTTCTATAGCATTGTCCCACAAACCGCCCTCGTTAAAAATTTGCGATGTATTGCGGCGAAAAATTACTGCATTGAAATTAGAATTGTCTACATTACGCAACATTTCCAACAGCAACCCATGAGTTTTTCCACCGCCTGCCGCTCCACCCGAGGCTAATATACAGCTACATCAGCAGGAGTAGCCAAAAACATTTCCTGCGGACCTTCTTGAGGTCTTAACACGTTAGCCATATATTAAATCACCCCCTGTTTGTATAAAAAAGTATATCCCATTGCCGATTTGCGTTCGCCGTTCAATACTTTCCAAATATTCCCTTGTGGCGCGCCAGTAAATGTTGAAGCGTCAGCTAATCTGATAACGTCCCTCGTAGCCTTTTATGTCTTTCCATAGTTCCATGACTATTACCTAACTATTGCCACGCTTATTGTCTGGCAAATATATTACTGTCTGGCTGAGCGGTGTATCGTTTTTAATTTGCAGTTCCTGTTTGTCAACTTTCTCTCCTGTCAACGTAAACAGCATCTCCTGCGCCTTTACGTCACCCTCTAATCCTTTTTTGATGGCAGCCAACAACAGACCTGTACGCACGTCCATATTAGACTTGCCCATCTCTGCTACACTGCCGATATTTTCAATATCAGGTACTTGCCCCGGCTTCAATGCCATGTCCAGCAAGGTTTTTGCTATGTCTTTTAATGCTTTTTTCTCTTGACGGCGTTTAACACTTGCTTTTCCTGCTTTGCTTGCGCTTTGTTTGCGTTCTTCCGGTGTTAGACTGGCATTGTAGTTGGCAATCCTCCCTTTTCCACCTGCACCTGCCATAGTAGTTTTACACCCCCATACGTTCTATTATTTCTTTATCTTTACTAAGCCATTGTTTCCATACTTCTGTTGCAATGTGAGCCATCATATTCGGCGGTACACTCATTCCACACATATACTGTACGTTGTTTGCGCTGTTGTTTACAAAGTTATAATCTCGCGGGAACGTCTGCACCGATTTGATGTCATTAACCGTAAAATAAGTTTTATCACAACCTCTAAACGGGATTGTACCAGCGGTCATAGTTGGCGCTACATCGTTATCCCATACAATACATTGATTAAACATTGAACCTTTTTTCCCAAGTCGCTCATTTACTATATCAAGCCTTTTGTCAGCATTTCTCGCCAACTTCAATAGTGCACCCATTTTTGTGTTTTCATCTATTTTTTGTCCACCATTTTCACTGCGAACTTCACCAAACTTAATGGGAATATAATTAAAATTTAAATTCAATTTCGGATATCCCATTCTATTAGCAATAAAAAAAACACGCTCACGTTTTTGAGGCACTTCCATAAAAGCAGCATTTAACCTAAAAATTTGTACATCGTATCCAATCTCTTTGTATCGCTTTATGATAGCATTAACATACCCCTTTGCATTGCCATGCAGTAATCCTACAACATTTTCAGCAATAGCTACCTTAGGTTTCATTCGCTCCAACACATCCAAATAGACAAAGAAAAGGTCATCCAATGTCTGTTTTTTCTGTCCCTCTTTGAATACTTTTTCCTTGCCCCATCCCGCTTCCCGAGCTCCGCACATTGAAAAACTCGAGCACGGTGGTGAGCCATCCAATATGTCTACTTGATACAATTCTTCATTCCAATCAGCTGTGAGAAAATCGCGCACATCCATATTGAAATTGTACTTTGGATGGTTGTTTGCCACATATGCAGCATTCATACGCGGGTCAATCTCACAGTTGCCGATTACTTCAAATCCTGCACGTTTATAACCCATAGATGAGCCACCACCGCAAGAGAAAATAGTAAATACCTTTACAGGCTTATCCTGCTTAATGTCTTTCAAATACCATATAGGCTCAAACATTTATACTCCCTCCAATGTTTTTACCTGTGTCTTTTGGAAAAAGTGCCATTTTTACCAAAGACGTTTTTGTCTTTTGGAAAATCGGCTGTTTTTACCAAAGACGATTAATCAATTAAATTTTAATCCGCAGCAAGGACACTCATACTTGAATTTATCATCGTCAAAATCATCTACATTGATTTCTTCACTCGCCTGTAATGCTTTTGCGATACCAAATCCGTATTCTGACAAGTCAATGCCTAACGATTCAATCTCCATAGCAAGTTTATCTTCGTCCCATGTAGAGAATTCTGCTACTTGATTGTCTGCCAGCCGGAACGCCCTTACCTGTTCTTCATCCAAATCGTCTGCCATAATGCACGGCACTTCTTTCAGTCCCAGCTTTTGGGCAGCCATATAACGTGTATGTCCGCATATAATGACATTGTTTTCGTCAAGTACAAGCGGTACTTTAAAGCCGTAGTCTTTGATGCTTTTTGCTACAACGCCTACGGCTTTTTTATTCTTTCTAGGATTGTTCTCATAAGGCTTGATGTCCTTAATCTTTACAATCTTGCATTCTATCTTAACCATTGTTCCTCCAACATAGTCTTATGCTTCAAACTCAAATCCGCATTTAGGGCAACACACTGTTCTTGCTTCATGCTCGCCGTTGCTTTCCGGTTTATCATCGTCTAAGTCGATAGCAGGTGCTGCAATATCAGCAAATCCGAAATCTTCCATCTCGATGCCCATGATGCTGTCAAGTTCTTCTGCCAGCTTTTCAATATCCCACTTGCTGGCTTCATGTGTCTTGTTGTCGACCAAACGGAAAGCATTTACCTGTTCTTCTGTAAGGTCATCCGCTACAATACACGGTACTTCACTCATTCCAAGCTCTGCAGCAGCTGCATATCTCGTATGGCCACACACAATTACATTGTCTGCATCAATCACAATAGGTACTTTGAACCCAAACTCTCTGATGCTGTTTTTCACATAAGGTACTGCCGCTTCATTGTCACGTGGATTGTTCTCGTACGGCCGTAACTCAGCCAACTGCTTATACACTATGTTCATTTTGTCATTCCTCCAACAGATAAAATCAAAACAGTGTTTTATAACTATAACGCCAATAAGCGTTTAAATACGTTCTTGGTATAATATTGCTTTACTTCAAATTAAAAACGCCCTACAGCCCATCTCTGAGCTTGCAGGACGTTGTTCAATACTACGCAGGCGAAATTCCTTGTCGGGTGAATGTTCCTAATCTGTGCAGCATTGATTACTGCTTATAAAAATAATCGTATTTATGGTTTTCCAGCTCTTGGTATTTGTCAAACTCTGCGTCTGTCATCTTCCCATACATGCCGTCTTTACCATATTTGTTTTCCATGTCTTTTATAAAATTAGTGTATTCTTCGCTAGGCTTAGTAGGTTTGTTTTCCTTTGCTTTTTTACGCTTTGTAACCTTTACTGCACCTAGCTCAACCAGTTCACCATTTCTTATGCCAAATTTTGCAAGTACCTTTGGTTTTTGGATTACCAGCTCGCCAGCATCATATCCTACCGCAGATTTCTCTCCAGCTACAAGATACACTATTCTGCCTTCATATCCGCCATAATAGGGAACCTCATGCGTCAGATTGATGCCAACAGTACTTACTCCGTCAAGCTGTTCTCCGTTTCTGTGTTTCAGCTCTTCTTTCGTTTCAAAGTCATCACCGAAATTCTTTGAGCGATGCTTCATCGTACCACCGATACGCTCTGTATCTTTCTCTTGGATGCGTATACCTAACTGCATGTTGCCATACTCTGCTGACTGTTTGAACCGCTTGCATTTCTCTGCAATCTCTCCGAGTATTTTCCTGTTATATAAAGCCTTGTCAAGCTTTACACGCCTACCACGAAAACTATTTGACAGTCTGCCTAATCGTCTACCATTAAATTTGTTTCCCATGCCAGCAATAACAGTATTGCCCTTGCCAATCAAAACGTGTGCGCCGTTAATAGTCACCCACTTATCGGCACGCATTGCACTTTCAGTAACGCTTGCAACAGAATCACCCTCAATAATCAGCGAACCGTCAAGTCTATAGGGTTCATTAAGAACAGCAAAACATGCTCCACCAGAAGTTCTGTACATCAGTCTGACTTTATTTTCGCATTTCATTGTGTGTTCATTCCTTTATAAGCAAAAATGCCCTGCAACTCACTTCTGAGCTTACAGAGCATTTCTTGTTGGTTTTATTATTTTTCTTTTTCTTCTTCCGGTTCTGGTTCATCTTCCCAGTCATCTTTATAGCCGGGTTCACCTTTAAACGTCAATCCTTCAGTATCTTCTGCCCATCTTTCAAGCAAAGTTTTTCTTTTCATACTATACCTCCTCAACTTCTATCTCTAAAAAGTTATCGCTTGCTCTTATTATACGCTTAGCTTTCATGTTTGTCTTGCGTGACACCAACACTTCATCTTCTCGCTGATTATACGAAAGATGTCTTATCGAGGTACTTCGTTTAAAGCCATTTCTTGATACAAAAACCACATTGCAAAATTCAGGATAATCATCTACAAAGCTTTTAGCTGTCCTAGCATCGCTGCTCCAGCTCGAAACGCCCTTTTGGTCAAAAGAAATTCCATTCTCAACTTTTTTTATCAATTCTTCAAACTCTTTTTGTTTTAAATGAATACCTCTGTATATTGTGCCTTTATAGCTTGGTGAATGTTCTATAACATAATCAATCACCTTGTTTTGTTCGTGCGCTTCTTTGGTTTTATTTCTTCTGATTCTCGCATAAGACACACCAGTATATTCAGTAATGGCACTTATTCCTTTTTTTACTTTATCCCTTTGCAAATCAGTTAGTTTTTTTCCTAAATGATTCTCTATAATCTCGTATGGGTCAGCATCATAATCAGGATGATATGTTTTCCTGTTGCCAATTTCCTTAACAGTAAAGTCGCCGTCTTTCGCCTTTTTTTCAGCAATCTGTTCAGGCATCCCAATCACACGCAAATTTTTACATATGCTCTTATCATTACCAGCAGTTATTCCATCTGCGGTCATAATTCCATACGGTTTACCATTCAAAGTAGTATCAAACTCGCCTTTTTTGTTCTTTTTAAACCGATACACATCGTTGCCAATTTTAAGTTTCAGCCTGCTGCCTGTCGGCAAACTATCGATTTCCGCCGTAGCATTACCATGTTGGATGTCTGTATTAATTTCTTTAAGATATTTATAGCTCTTGATTGTTTCTTTGAGCTTATTTTTGCCTTGCAATCTACCCAACTTATGAGCAAATTCCTTTTTCGGTTTATCGGGGTTTGCAACACTTTTTTGTCTGCCAATCAAATTGTACGGTCTGACTAACCTCTTGCCATTTTTGGCTTTCGGTCTATTGTAATCTTGAAATACAGTACCAAACAGTTTACCATTAAACGCACCGCCTGCACCATATTTAATGCGACCACTGCCACCGATAAGGACGTGTGAACCATTAATAGTTACCCATCTGTCATCAGCACGTACAACATCAGCTATTACACTTTCCATTGTATCGCCCTCAATGATAGCTGAGCCATCATGCTTGTATCCGTCTTTTAAGATAACTATGTATCGGTTATCTTTTCCACGCCACATAAGCATGATTTTGTCATTATAGTTCATCTCATATCCCCTTGTTAACAATCAGCATAGTTGGCAATAGCAGGAATTGAACCTGCATCCATGATTAAAAGTCATGCGCTCTACCTCGTTAAGCTATATCGCCGCAAAAAGCGTCCCATAGGACGCAATCAGGTACTCCTTCTACATTAACGTAGACGAGCTAGTAAAAATTTAGACACTTGTTATTGGAGCTGGCAATAAGATTCGAACTTACAACATCCGCTTTACAAAAGCGGCGCTCTGCCAATTGAGCTATGCCAGCATTTTACAGGCTATCAGTTAAAACAGGGAATGCCACGTGAAGGCTGCCTGTATATTCCCCAGCTCCCAACAGGATTTGAACCTGTACCATAAGCTTTACGAAAACTCAGCTCTACCTTTAAGCTACGGGAGCATACGGGAACTGTATTGTCCCCATTGCCATTATGTAAAAACAACGGCTATGTTCATGCCATGCCTTCGGATTTCGTTATTCTACGATACTTACTATGCACAGCCTTATTAGCAAAGCAGTACGTCGCATATCTGGCATCACAGCTCAAACTGCTAGTACCGCTTCGGGAGGAGTATATGAAAAAGCATTTAATATGCGTTTCCACCAAAAACAAAAAACCGCCCATTGTCTGAGCGGCTTTCATTTACTATTTTTACATCTTAAATTTTATCACAGGCTATTGGAAGTGTAAAGGAAGTAAATTGGAACAGCATTTCTGCTAGTTTTCTTCACTGTCAGCCTATTTTTCCTCAGTATTATCTGTATAGATGTTTATGTTACGCTGTGTAAACTTCTTTACGCCGTCAATGCCAAAAATAAGCGCAGTCAGTTTGATAAGTGCATCGTTTACATCCATTCTGATTTGACGTTCACTGACAAAATGCTTCTCAGCTAAATCATTATAAATATCCATCTTTGACAATCCCTGCGGAACGTCTTTGATATACAGAGTATTGATTACATCCCATCTGCGCAAGTCCTCAGGACGCAACGATTTTTCACAATACGCTTCGTATATCCCCAACATGGATTCAATGTGTTCTATAACGATTCTTGTACGCAACGCACTGTTTCTGATACTCTCAACAGCAATTTCACCCTTATCTACAGGCAGCTGCATCATAGCATCCATAATTTCGATTGCAGTAAGCTCTTCTTCGTCAATAGATGTCAATTCAAAGATAGCTTCTTTTGCATGTTCCTTGAACAATCGATAATGGTCAAGCAATATCTTTACATTGTAAAGTCTACGCTCAAATAGTGTTTCTCTTTCTTTTTCCTTTTGCCTGCATATCTTTGAGTAAATCATCTTTGCAGTATTGTTTGCAGTCTCATTGATAATATCTATAATCTCTGGAGTTAATTCAACTGACATTTACTTGCCCCCTTGCCAAAACTCTGATAAAATAAAGTTGCAACATATCGTTTTGGGCTTGTCTTGGGGCAGGCCCTCTTTTTTTTAGCTTAACAACGCCGCTAATCGCATGTTTTCGTTTGCTTTCTGCTTACAATCACTGCAAATACACTCTTTGCCCATATACAGGATTCCGTTAAATCTACGGCAGTTCACGTATACATTGCTACCACAACCACTACAAGGTTTAGTAATTATTTCGCCTAAGCTTGTATATCTGTAGAATTCCGCATATTGTCGCCATGCATTATTTGAACTACTCCCGCTTAACGCTTCGCGTTTGAAACTGGAGATTCCCAGTTCTCAGAGCACTGCATTCTGACCTTGGTCAGAATGTCTTACACGTTCTCCCTGGGCGTAAATTTCCGTGGTTCCCACGGTATTTGATATCTTAATCTTAGCTTGCGAGGGCTACTGACAATATGTTCTGAGCAGCATTGATATCTCGATTATGATGACAGCCGCATTCAGGGCAATCCCATTCGCGCACAGACAAGTCTTTAGTTATCGGGTTTTGATACCCGCACTCATGACAAGTCTGGCTAGATGGATAGAAAGTAGGCACCCTGATGACTTTAGAATCATACAAAGGAGCCTTATATTCAAGCATCCTGAAGAACTCGCTCCATGATATATCAGCAATAGCTTTTGCCAGCTTATGGTTCTTCATCATATTCTTCACTTTTAAGTCCTCAATACCTATCGTTTGGTTTTCACGAACTAGCTTAGTTGAGAGCTTATGAAGGAAGTCTTGACGAATGTTTGCAATATGCTCATGGATACGGGCTACGCGAATGCGCTGCTTGTTTCTACGTTGAGACCGAGGCATCTTCCGAGACAACTTGCGTTGTTCTCTGGCCAGCTTGCGACTCCATTTGCGAAGAATTCTGGGATTGGCTACGGTATTGCCGTTGCTGTCAGAATAGAATTCTTTCAAACCAACATCAATACCAAGCTGACCGCCTGCATTAGTAAGTTTGTCTGCTTCATAAGTCACGCACAATGATACAAAATACTTGCCAGAAGCTGTTCTTGCTACGGTGACATTAGATATTTTACCCACCACTTCACGAGAGAATTTGGTTTTCACTCTTCCAATTTTTGGTAGCTGAATTTTATCGCCTACAACACGAATGTTATTGTTTACACATTGGCTTCTATAAGACAAACAGTGATTATGCTTAGACTTGAAGTGCGGATAACCAGTTCTCTTAGCGAAGAAATTGTCGTAAGCTTTTTGAAGGTCACGGAGAGACTGTTGAAGTGCTGTGCTGTCAACTTCCTTAAGCCAACTATATTCTGGATATTTCTTAAGGTTTTTCAGCATAGTAGCCGTATCTTCATAACGAATTGAATTATGATTTAATTTCCATTCATCCATACGAATATGTAGAAAATGATTATAGACAAAGCGGGAACACCCCAAAGTTTTATTAATCATCGATTGTTGTTGTTTGCTTGGATAGATGCGAAATTTCAAACCTTTAGTGATTTTCAACAATCTCACCTCTTTTTAGTTAAGATTATTATATCATACACTTATATTTTGTTATGGCGATTCATTTCCCGCTTAAGAAGCGGGAGTCTTCTCGCCAAGTAAAATAAAATCTCAGCCGTTTTTTGCATCTTTTTTTGCTCTCTCCCTAGCTTTTATTTTTAACATACGTCTACGGCGTGTACGTCTGTTGCGCTCCAGCAGTTTGTCGCAGTATTCTTTTACTTCTTTGCTCTGCTGCATGATAACTCCTAAGTTATTGATATTGCGCACATGTATCACCCCATTAGTTCAGAAGATTTTCTTTGTGATTCATCTGATAAATCTTATAGGCATCGTCAACGATAAGTTCGATAAACTTTTTAATGCTATCAATATCATTGCCGCCGTCCAGCATGTGCAACACAGAATTGTTAATAGCACTGCCAATAATATAACTTGAATTTTCCCCACCGTTACACCAATAATGGTTTTGCTCTTCATCGTCGCCCTCTTCAATCACATCGGCAGACAAAGAAAATTCAATTTTTTCGGCTACCATCTTTTCTGCAAATTCATTAATTTCTTTACTTGTCATCGGTATCTCCCTCCAATACTTTAATCATTGCCATATAGTTAATTGCTTTCTGCTCAGCAGTTTTCGGATAACGTACAATATCTTCTGTCGATACTTTCTCAAAACATGCATCACAATAATACCACGGTGTCCAGCTATCGCTCGCTGTCACGCTATGCAAATGTTCTTCTTCACCGCAAACAGCGCAATACGGCTTCTGTGACGGATATATTTCATCATTCACAGCTATAACCTGCTTATTGCCCATATATCCATACGTATCAGCGATAAACCTGTATCCATCTCGGTAATCACCTGTTCCGCATCCATTCTGCAGATTCTCATATGCCAGATACGGTACATGGTCAAATTCACGTATCGTCAGAATGTCATGTATATCAGTTCCATACTCGCGTACAATGCCTGTATCCATGTCTTTTATCATGATAACAGGCATTTTTAATTTCTGGGCTTCATCCAACGCTGCACATCGGCTCATACACTCTTTAAGATATTTGATTGCACGTTCATCAATATCAAATTCCGGTACAAGGTCATCCAACAGCTCTCCAGCTCTCAGAATGATGTCAAATCGGTTCATTCGTTTACTCCTCCCAAAGCGTTACTTCATAAACCACTCAATACCAACACCATATTTAGCCATTATCAGCGATTTTGCCAGCATGTCAATACGTTGATGTTCTAGCAGTTCCACCCATGCATCACGCATCGTAGCACTGTCATCATCGTTACAGAACAACGGCATAGCGCAATGTAACAGCTCATGCACCAGCGTAAGCTCTTCACAGTGTTTGGTATATTCGCCAGCGTATTCTACTGTACTTATCTCTATAAAAGATTC